CGACTAAGTTGTTACACTCAGAGGATACCATGTTACATTGAGTTTCAAAAGGATTTCCTTTTTACTCCTGTATACGCGGCTATCGACTCTCGAGAGTACTTCTTAAGACCAGACTGATCTACCTTTCCGGTTTCACTTCCCTAGCCACGATTTACTATTCCCAGTAGCCATGCATTTGCAAAGGCGACGCAGGTGATAGCAAGTCTTCCATGTTTGAACTAATTCTAGTTTGAACTACCTCCTCTACCATTGCTGCTAAAGTTGGTGAATCCAAAGGTTGAATGTATTCGACTAATGGAATTCCCGCCAAGTGCGGTAATACCAGAGGAATCGCCTGTTCATAGTTTGCGTATATATCGGATATTTCTGTGTACTTAAGTCCACAGTAATAACCTAATAAGGCTGCTATTACAAAGGCAATTGCTCATTTGGTTATTCCACCATTGATCTCCGTCATCGGTTTAAGGTCATCTGTTTGGGAATCAACTATCATATTATTGACAGTATCTTCTTCAAAAGAGATCCCTCAATACCAACATAGGATGATTAACACCTCTAAAAGGATTACAAGTGTTCTTATCTCTAAAGATAATCACGCTCATATCCTTAAACTTAGATCTCAGATCTGAGTTGGGGTTCACCCTAAACGGTTGCATCTTCCGATGTCCGCTCTCTCATCACTGATACTAGTAGTAAGATGGTTAGATTCCTCTATAGGAACTAAAGCTAATTCTGCTGGTTGCAGACCTCACTCTTCATTCCCTTGAGAAGTGTCTCCTTGAGGTATTTCTGTACCCATTGTGAGAACCACTTTCCTTATGTCTCTAGACATCGCAAATAGCTTATCTACAGAACGGAAGTAACTTGGATGGACATTATCGTCCTCCTTTCTATTGTAGTTGATATCGACCGAAATTCGGGAGACATCTTCCTCAATTAGATCAATGGCAGACATATAAACGTCGAACCATTGCGCTACCGGCTCAGAACTAGAATAAGCAACTTCTTGAAGTCGATAAACTTCTCGAAGGTGGTATTGTAGTTTTAGAGCAAGAGGCTCAACCAAAGGGCCATAGAGATAAGCAGTAGCAATTTCGGCTCAACGGAGGATCGGCTCCATTGCAGGAGTGATTCAGTTTTCGTGTAAAGCAAGTAACTGCATCATTATATCAGGAGCTTTTGCTCTAAATATAACTGCATTCACTAACTTCGCAGTAGTCACAAAACCTTTCCCAAAAGCACGAGCGATCAATCTAGGAATCTCAGTAATTGCGTTCACTTGAGCCGCGTATCCATAACGGTCGTTAACCTCGTCCACCATATTTGAAATACGGTTTTGGAGGTTGTCCAATCGTCTGAATACAACAGTTCTTGTTACCGGTTCATTACCTTCAATCTCTAAATAGTCTCCTCAAGTTAAACTTGAACGGCTCGGGTGTTTAATCACCATTAGTCGTCTACGAAGAGAAGGAGATAAATCTTCTAATTTCTTCGTTAAGGTATTTAAAGATTTCGGGATAAATCCCTGGGCTACCAGAATTGTGGCGGTAGACAACGCATTCTTACGTTGGCGTTCCACCAGTATATTCCAGTTTAGCTGGCTTTCCTTTAATTCTTTGAATGAGAACGGAGAACAGTCATGACCCTTGTAGTAGTAACGTTTCGCAAATTCTAAAGTTAAGCCATTTAGGCTTACTAAAGATTTACTTAAGTTAATACCAACTCCTAGGTCGCCCGACATCACTCTCAGGTACTCGTTCCCTACTTCCTCATCGGCTATAACGATGTCGTCACCTAAGACGGCATACGCTTCAAACCAACGAGTTTTCGGTTCTTCCCTTCGGATCCGTACGAGCCAAGCGGCATATTGTACAATAAAGTGGTGAGTTAACGCTAACATCACTCAAGACGATAGTGCCCCCATAGGTTGCCCTACAGAGTATCTAACGGCTCTCGTAACTGTTAGGTCAGGGTTCACAATTGGCCTTGGTAAGAGATAATCTCTTCCAACTAGGATACGTTCCCAGTGAGAGGCTAATTCAGGACCCAGGAATCAACCAAGGATATAAGTCTGCAGTTTCACAGGTAAGCGATCAGTCGCAGCTGACAAGTCATAGGATCAAGCTCGGTCGTAACCTCGCTCAACCAAATGGTTGACAGGGCGAATCTGATCAAAAGTCCCATCTTGCGGAATACAGCGCAATAGCTCCTGAATGGCTTTATGCAGAGGATACAAAATTCATTGTGTCCAAGCGTCAACCATTGCAAAAACTCGCACCTTTCCAGCCGGTTCGTCTTTGGTTCCCAGTTTCCCCAATCCCTTTTCCATTAGTGGAGTTTTTAAATCAGCTTCAGGTCACATCTTTCAGATTCTATCGAGTCTAATTGATGCGAATATCCGAACCTCTTTAAAAAGATTCCACCTTAGGTTTCAGGTCTTGTAACTCATCCATAACAGTTGAGGGATTACATCCTTCCCGGTATGACGAGTCATCTCAAGTCACCTAGTTACAGACAGTCATAGATTGATATCCTTATGGAATCATAACCATGCTGACCATAATAGGCTTACTGGACTTGTAGATGCACCAAATCCTACTGGCCCAGCCTTTTTAATTAGAAAAGGTCTGGCTTTCAGGTTTTTCTCTGCCCACGGTGTCGCTCTTCTCAGATTGTTCGTTTCTTCCGAAACTACTAGAGCCTTGATTCACGATATTCAGCGAACTATTACGTTCTTATCTGAATAAAACCCGGTCATATGCTCAGGTTTCCAGTCATTTTTAATGTACCTACCTATCGATGATTTCGCAAAGTTCGGGATACCTGAACCTTGTCTATCATGATATCAGGACAGCTGGGAAAACCAAACGCGAGAGAAGGTATCGACCTCCCGTCCCATTTTAGTTTCCGTTGCAAAGTCCTTTCCAGGCTTGATGATAGTCTCGACTTTAAATTTACCAGGGAACTCTATTACTCGATAAAGAGATAATAAAGTTAGCCACAGGCGAATTAACTTTTCGTCTCCACGGATCATTCTCTTCCGGTGGATCTTCGGTATTAGGTATCTAGGCAACCCGGACTTCGTCCGAGCTACCCTTATCCCTAAAGGACCTAAATCCTTAACCTTCTGCCCAGCAAGAGATTGCATCAGTACTAACTGAGAAACCTTTAAGTAAGTTACGACGAACTTAAGGCTCTGAGTCTTCCTGTATAAGCTTAAAACTCGGTCTGTGTACCATCAAAGTACTCTAGATCATCGAGTCACTGACGCGTTATTTATTAGTCTACTGATTCGTCAGAATCATTGAACTAATAAACGACCCTTATTTCTAAGGATCATGCCACTGAAAATACTTTTACTTGAATTTTTCATTTGAATTATTTAGGTAAGAGACTTCAGACCCGGTTTTCCACCTTTAAGTGGAGCCGCAGGCACCTTTGCTAAGGAGAGCGTCTAAACTCTTCTGCTTTAGCTTCACACATCGATTACTCAATGCATTCCACTAACAGACCATCATGACCTCGTATTCCAAAGGGTTTTGCACCCAGAGGATACTACTATCATAAGTTGGTCATCGTTCACGTTGGTTATTCTCAAATTCGATCTGGAGCGGTCCTTACGGATCTCGCCAGGGTTGAAAATCTGGGAAAGGTTACCCTTTCATTGAGAAAAGATATTAATCTTCCTTTTCGGAAATTGCGTACACTTACTACTATGGTAAGCCGCACCTAACTTATTCAGTTTCACCTTCGATACTTGAATCATCAGTTACTCAATCTGAGAACACTGATATGTTTCCATATCTGCACTCCCTTTTCTTTCACCCTTATGACTGATCATCATAAGCAAGTGTTACGGAGATCGACCCGTAAGCATAACAAAAAGTTACACTCAGAGGACCAATCTGGCCGGCTTCTTTCGAAGTCCGTGCCGGTTGCCGATCCGCGAAGGATCG